TGCTTTAGCATCATCAATTTCTGATTCAAGTTTTTTATCTGCCATTGTATTTTTGGCATCAACCTCTTTGTTTGCAATCTGTGCTGCCATAACATCTTTGGCGCCAGATGATCCTATAAGAAGACCAGCAAGTGTTCCTGTAATAAATGTTGCTACGCTACCAAGAACGTTAAAAAACATTTTATCGTTTTCTGATTGTCCTGTAATTGGTTGTGTAACAAATATAAGAGCATACATAATTCCTGTTGCAGTTATAAATAAAATTGATCCTAAAGTAATTCCTAGGATAAACTTTAATCTTGCATCTAACTCTTGAGGAGTTAATCTTTCTTTAGCCATTTTGTGTTCCCTCCACCTTTTCTTGTTTTGCTAAATCTTCTGGACATGCTCCGTTAGCAGTACAAATTGGTGGTTTGCATTCTGCTGATTCCCAGTTTGCGGGGTTTTGGCATGGGTATCTATAGTGACCGTCATATCCACAACCAGACAATCCTAATGCTAGGATACTTGATAGTAGGAGTATGCGTAATTTTAACATACTCCTATTATATCAAACTTATTCGTCTTCTTTACGAATCCCTATGGTTGCAAACCATATGGCTACCGATGCTAGGGTTACATACCCTACTACCGTCTTTGCGCTGCCCTCTAAAACCACCCATGCTACAAAGAAGCCCAGGAATGTAAAGTTTTCATTTAGGGCTGCCATACCCCATTGTTTTAACTTTTTCATTTTATCTCCTTCTTCTAGGTGCAGTAGCAACAACTAATTGACCAGCAATAATTGTTACAACTACAATATCTTCTGCTTTTTCACGTTCTGGAATAGACATATCAGCACCCATGCTAAGCAAGGCTTTGCCTAACTCACATTTTTGCTCTTCTGTCAAACCCTCAATTGCTTCATCTGGATTAAAACAAGTGGCAACTGCATCTAATAATGCTGCTGGACTTTCTAGTACAAGCAATGCCGAAGCCACTTCTGCAGTAATAACCACAGGATTACCGTTAGCATCTTCTCTTACCTCTACTGGTATTAATGGTGGAAGATCACGATATTCAAGTCCCGCCGCTTCTATGGCTCCTGTTTCAACTGGAGCACCTTCTGCCGATGTTACTAAAACATCTGCAACTAAATCTTTTTCTGCTAAAGTAAATTTGCCGTCTTCATTTAACGCTTCTGATAAGTTTACAACTTCTGCAGTTGTTATTTCTCCGTCTGCTGATAACATTTCTGTAATAAATTCTGCCTCCGCCTCTGTCAAACCACCCTCTGATAATGTTGATGAAACTTCTGCAGCAATTTCTTCAGATACTTCTCCACCATTAGCAATTGCCTCTAAAACTTCTGTAACCTCAGAAGCATCTAAACCACTATCTGAAACTAAATTACTAACTATATCTTGTACTTCTTCTACGGATAAGGTATCATTATCTTGTGCAATTTCTTCAAAAGAATCCTGACTTTCTTCAAGAATATTTTCTAGTTCATCGTTGGATGAAGATTCATCAGATTCAGGTGTATCCGTTTCAGGAGATTCAGTTTCTTCGGAAGGCACTTCTTCAGCAGGAGTTTCTTCCACTGGAGTTTCCTCTGCAGGAGTTTCTTCTATCTCTGTACTCTCCTCTTCAGTCGGAGTGGTCAAATCTGGTAAAGTTTGTTCAGGCGCATAAATAAAAGATGGTTGTGAGGGAGCCTCAATAATTTCTTCTTCTGGTGCGGGTATAGAAATAACAACCTCTGTATATTCACTTACAGGTCCAGACCAGTTAGCAACTCTAACAGTATAGGTAGCACCTTCTGTCAAACCAGTTAGTTCTATAGATTCTGGAGCGCCGTCTGTATTATAAGTGCCACCCTCATATGGATTTTCTGCATCTGGGTCATCTGTTATTACTTGATAGAACCAAGTGTTTGCTGTGTATCCTTCTGGTAACTCTGGTGCAATAACAACTGTTGTTCCTTCAATTACTGGCTCTAATAATGTTGGTGCTGGAGTAGGAATATTATTATTAATAGCAGTGATTAATTCAGTTGCATTGGTTGTCAATGTGGTTTGAAGAGTATTTTTTGTAGATACCGCTGAGTTTACGGTATTACTTAAAGATGTAGTGTTAATAGCATTTATTGCTGATGTGTTTATAGTATTTTGAGAAACTACTGGGGTAAGACTTGAATTTAATTGGACAATAGTTGCATTTGCTGCGTCAACTGCTGCTTGAACTGTTTCTGTATTTGGATCTACATACGGAGTAAATGCTGCACCTTGACTTATTTGTCCAGCAAAACCTGCTCCAACATTAGTATCTATAATTGGAATAAGTGCACCGTTAGTTGTTTCTCTCACATTAAATCTTGCTTGATCTGGTATAGGTCCTGTTGCAGTAACATCTGCAATCCATGCTCCATCGTTTGGATTAACATCAGCATTAAATCTTACCTGTACCATCTGTGTAGAGGCATCTTGTTGAGGAAATGGCCTTAAGTCCCAAGCAATATCTAGACTTGTTCCAGTAGTTGAATATGTAATTCCTGTTCCTGTACTCCAGGTTGTCCAGTCCCATCCAGCAATAGATACAGAAGGTGCTCCTGGAGTTGTATGATAAACCCATCCTTCATTTGTTCCAAATGTTATCGTTGCATTTGATCCAACAAATACATTATTATAAACAGTTCCACCCATTTGCATTCCGAACGGAAGATTCATTTGAACCCCAGCATCATCTACTCCAGCAAGAACATTTGTTGTGGTACCAATAGTTGCCTGTAAATTATTTACTGCTGTTTGGGCAGCATCAATGGCAAGGTTTGCTTGAGTTAGTTCATTTTGTGCTATTGTTTGTGCGGTTGCTGCTGCTGTTTTTGCTGCAACGGCTTCAGATACTTCAACCTGTGCGGTGGCTGTATCAATATTATTTATAGAGGTTTGGGCTGTGACAACAGTATCTTTAGCATCCTGAACTACTTGCGAACTTTGATCTATTGGTGTAGCAGATAAATTTATAGCATTAATTGATGCAGTGGCTGTGTCTACTAAGGCTACATTTGATTGTGCTATTGAGACTGTTGCGGTTAATGTTTCTACCGCTGCCTGAGCCTCTACCCTTTCAGCAACTGCTACTGCTATAGTGGCTGTGGCAGTATCCGTGGCTGCAATAGCCTGCTGAACCTCTGTAGTGGCTGTTGCAAGGGCTGTATTGACTGCCTGTTGAGCAGGGCTAACAACGACTTGTTCTTGATTTTCTGTAGCGTGAGCACGATCAGGAGCCATTATTCCAAAAATTGTTAAGCACAGTCCCACCCCAAAGGCTAATATTAGTCTTCGTTTGAGATTATTCAATTAAGTGGTAGTCTCCAATGTGTAATTATATTAGCAATTATACCATTTTTTACAATAAAAAAGAGGGTAGAAATTAATCTACCCTCAATTTTACAAGGAGTTTGTTATGCTTTTACTTTCTTTTGAATCTTAAGAACTAAATTCGTAAGAGTTGTAATTAAGGTTCTTAATTGTGCTACTGTTACCGCTAATGCAGCCACTGCAGCAAGTGCTTGTGAGGCTGAATCAGTAACTGTTGCAATTGTAGTAACTTTAACTTGTCCTGCTGTTGGAAGATCAGATCCACCAGTTGCAGAAACAGTTACAGTGCCAGCGCTTAGTGGCATGAAAACCTTATAAGTTTTTACACCATTTGCATCTGTTGTAACTGCTGTTGCAGTAATAGTATCACTTGATCCACCAAAGGAATAACTTGTAGTAATTCCACCAGCAGCAAGTAAGTTAGCATATGTCTTTCCAGATAGTACAGCACCTGTAGCATCAACTGCTGACAAGGTAATTGTTGCTTGCTCTCCTGCTACATAGTTTGCTTTATCAAAAGCCAACTTAATTGTAGCGACGGCAGCCTCAACACGAACTGTTGCTGTATCTGCAGAAATTGTGCCACTCTTTACAACTACACCTGCTGAACCAGTTTTTACACCAGTTAGCGAAAATAGTGCTGCACCATTTACAATGGAAGCAGTTGTTGCTGAGTTGCTAATTATTGTTAAATCACTTGAGGTAGCAGTTAATGTTCCTGCACCAACAATTACACCAGCAGCATCATATGCTACTGCAGAAATTGCATCTGCATTTGAACCTACTGCAATAGTTGGCTTCTTTACAGTTGTAACAACTTTAGCAATATCGCCATAAAATGTTACAGTTTCTGTTGCCAATAATACTCCAGATTGTGAAGTAAGTGTGATTGTTCCTACACCAGATGTTCCATCAGAAAATACTCCAATGTAACTACCTGCAGGAATAACCAATGATCTACCTAAACCAGTAATTGTTGCATGGTTTGTACCATGTCCCAACATACCAGCACCTGAGATGGTTGCTGTAACAGATTCTGAAGCAGAACCATTAGCAGCGTTCTTTTGAGTTAAAACAATAACTGCTGCAGCATCAGATGAGACTGTCTTTGAAGCATATACAGTAGCATCTGTTGTTGCTGAAATTGTTTCTCCAGCATTAAGAATAGATGTTGTATGTGCAGTTGATGCCTTAAGATCTGGTGCAGTTACAGTAACTGTCCAAGTCAATGCTGGAGATGTTACTGATCCAGAAGCGCTTGTTAATGTAGGAATAAATCTAATCACATATGTTCCAGCAACGCTAGGTACATAAAGTGATGATGTTAATTTTGCAGTAACATAGCCAGTTGTATTTGTCGCTGGCGAAATTGCTGCTGTTGTTGTGTCTGCTGATAGTGCCACTGTTGCGCTAGATGTTTCTGTAACAGCAAATCGTGGAACGCTAGCAGTAGATGGGGCAGACAATACTGCAGATATTACCGAAACGGTATCTCCAATACTTGTTCCCAAAAACGATACTGATACTACTGCTGTTGCAGTCTCACCAGGATTAATTGTATCTGCTACTGCATCAATGGTGACAACGTCAGCATAGACTGTAGCCTGTGTCGGAAGTGCCGACATCACGCCAAGCGTCAAGGCTGCAGCCAAGACTGTGGCAAGTTTCTTAAATGAATTCATTTTTCTCCTTGTTAGTTTATATTAAGTTTAATTTATCAAGAAAGTCCTTAACATCGTTAGGCATTTCTCGATTATCTAATTCTACCATATGTTGCTGTTTCTCCGCAAGTCGAGTTGCAGAACTCCATGTATGGACCTCAATTTCTGTATTATTATTTTTGGGGGTATGAGATATTGCCCCAAACACTGCTCCACAGACAGCATCTGCTAAGTCTTTGGATTTTTTACGAGGGTGATCTACCCTGTTACCCCTCATAATTTTTAATTCTGACATTTCTTCTAACAATAATGGAATCATAGGAATTGCCACTCGCTCTTCATAAATCATCATTGCTAAATCTTCGTAATGTTTTTTGGCAACTGAAACAGTTTCTGTTCTAATGCCAACAGCCTGTAATTCATTTTGAATATCAAAAGATTGCCAACGGTCAAAAGAAACCATTCCAAGATTAAAACCTTCTCTACGTAAATTAACTATCCATTGTTTTACTTCAGATAAGTTAACTGGACCTTCTGCTTTTGGTTCCCACCATACAACAGCATCAACAACAACTATGGGGGCTACTTGTTCATAGTCTTTAATAACTTGAATGTTAACCCATTTGTCAACATGTGCAATAGCAACAGCACACTTGTCATGTTTTTGTGCAAGGTCAGCATGGACATAATACATTTTTTCTGGATTTGGTTTAAAAGTTTCTTCAAACCTTTTAAAAGAGTCTATTGGATTTCTTGTGTTCATACATTTTTCTAACTTTTCTTTTTGTTTAAAGAAAGCATCTGAGGCATATGTTGGAACACAAGCAAAACGCATCATGGCATCGCCAAGATCTGTATAAAATGCTAGTTTAAAGTCATCTATTTTTCTTGTTGGATTTACTTCCCATGTTGGTCTTTTTAATGCTAATATTTTTGGAACTTTATAAGAAATAATTTGATCTTCTTCCCATGTAATTTCAAACTGATTGTTTGGATCATTATGTGGTAAGTCTTCATTCATAATAAAAGTATGTTTCTTTTCTATTGATTCTTTTTCCATAATTACATCTTCATACCGTTTTGAAATAAAGTCACCCTGATAACGAGGGAATGAAAGAAGAACAACCTTACCAAGATCTGGAAAACGAGAGTCTACCGATCCACGAAATGCTTTATAAATATTCTCTGCAGTTTTACCTTGTTCATTACCAGTTCCAACCTCAGAAGCAAATCCAGAAATTTCATCAAGTACTGCAAGCAACAAGTTTAAACCCTCATGAGATTCTCTTTCTGAATGTCCTGAGTAAACAGTAATTGATTTATCAAACTCAACGCTATCAGCCTTAGCATTATACTTACCTGCAAACCAAGGAGATTTTTCAATTTTTGTTTTAAAACCTTTAAAGAAAACGTTTTTAGCCTGTTGTGCGTTAATGGCAACGTTAATTAAATCTATCGCATCCCCGCTTGGTTTTCCGAAGTATCTTGCGGGGTCTTTGAGACAAAGTAACTTATAAACAATGTAAGCACAAGCAACAGTGGAAGTAAAATCTTTACCGCTACCTTTCCCCAACTGTAAGATGATTTCGTTTTTTGTATATTTGTCATAGTATCTAGCCCCTTCTACTAATCCATAAAGTTCTTGTAAATCTTCTCTCTTGTATATCTGACTCATTGCTTCTACTATGTCATACTGGACTGCTGACAGAGTTGGCTGACCAAGATAATCAGATGACTCAACAAATGTTTTAACATCTACTGGTTTTTCATCAAACTGATTCTCTTTTAATACATCTAAAAAATCATTAAACATCTTGGACAATTGTAATCACTTCGCCTTCTTTTGCAATTTGTGAAAGCCTATGCATAATTAAATCACGAACTTCTGGATGCGTAGAAGCAATTTCTCTAAGTATTTCAACAAGGACTTCTTGTCTTCTTTCAATTTGAACCATTTCTTCGGCAAGTTCTTTATTTTCTAACAAACCAGCCTTTTGAAGCATTTCAATTCTAGATTTTTCAATATCCATAACAAGTTTAATAGCCTGAGTCTTTGCACTAAGGTTATTTGTCATACTTGATTCATCAATAACTTCATAAGCCTTTGTAATAAGTTTGCTATAGTGTGTGTCTGCTCCAGCAAGTGCTTCTTTAGCCCGTGCACGAATTGCATCATTAGCAGATGCCATGACTTTCCACTCATTAATTAATGCAACAACACGAGTTCTAGGCATGTCTAGTTCTTTAGATATTTTTGTTGGGTCCTGCCCCTTTAAGTATTCTGTAACTACTTTGTTTACTTCATCTAAATGTTGAACTAATTCTATTTCAGTTGACATTGTATTTCCCTTCTAAACGATTAATTTCATCTTTAATATAAAAAATTGCTTTTTCTAAATCTTGGATTGTTTTTTGTTCATCTTTAAGTCCCGCTCTCCACAAATATTTAAAAGCATTTCCAATATTAAAATTGCGATGACGTGTAATCTGTATACACTCAACTCCACTAGGATCGGTTGTATAGTGTAACGGATGATTAACTTGATCAACCGTAATATTTAAATTATTGCTCATGGCTATCTCCTAATATAAAGGTTCCTACTATTGAAGATCTAGGACTTTCGTTTGTTAGTGAATGATCCATATTTGATTTAAATAAAAGGCAGTCGCCTGGCTCAAGAAAATATGAAGAAACATTTTGAGTTATCCTATCTCTTAAACTCCAGTTATTTGTACCTTGTAACTGTATAACAATTGTATTTTTATCATGATATTCATAGGGAACAAATTTATCTGCCAACGCAATTTTTAAAGACGTAAATTTTATTTTAATGTCAATTATTTTATTCATTGTATAAATTTTATTACTTATTGATTCTGGAATTAATTCTTTTTTACCAGTTGTATCAAAAAATAATGAGAAAAAAAATGTTGCATCAGATTCTATTAAAGGCCCATTCCAATCGGCAATTTGTTTAACAGCAATTAAATCTTTGTAAACAATTTCAAAATTATTTTTATTATTACTTAAAATATTTAAAGGTTTTTTAACTCGTATTTCTTTATTAAGAATATTTAAAATATCTTCCCAATCCAACAAATTGCCATATAAATTTTTTGCAAGATATGATCCATCTTGTTTCCACTTTTTTATAAAATCATTTTTTAAATTATCAAAATTATTCATCGCTTTGATTTCCTTAATCCAAATTTTGCAAGGTATACGTAGACTGTTTCTACGCTTGCGCCGCATTCTTTGGCAATGTCTTGTGGAGACTTTTTATCCATAAGATACCTCTTACGAAGCCAAGTTTCACTTGTATACAGTTTACCAGTCATAGTATTATTTGTCAACCTCTTTTGTATTAATATCATAATAAAATTTATCAGAATCTTCTAATATCCATTTATTTTGATTTTCAACATCCCACTTGTAATCATTAATTATTCTTTCAATAACATAATCTTTTTTTAGGGTAAAGGAAGGTTCATAAATACGAACTCTATTATTGGGCTGAACAGCAAAGTTGCCATCATCTCGCTGTATGACGTGTCCACATTTGTGCTCAGAAGGACTTTCTGAATACCCGTCATCTATAACATTTGTATCTGGATTGTGCCAGTCAAGAGTAAATAAATAAGTTCCATCATGTCTTGTTTTTGTTCTATCAATATATGACATTCTAAGGTTTGTTAAGTTTTCAAATTTAGTTACAGATATGTGATGACTAAAGGCGTTCCATAAAACTAAATTATGCAAGTCTACTTCAGGAACTCCAGGCTTTGTACAAAATGCACTAATTGGTAATCTCCACCATAATCCGCCATCCTCCATCATTATATGAAATAAAGGACTTCTACTTTTTATACTAGCAACACCAAATATAACGCATGGAAAATATTTGTCATGACTATCTAATTGATTCCTTAAGTAGTTTCCACGAACATAGCATTCAATTGGCGGGATATTAGCATTTAATTCTGGCATTATTCTGTTACCCCTATTGCTTTATTCCAATTATTAATAGCCCAATGGCCGATACCACAAGCGTCAGCAACGTCATTATCGTCAATACTTTTATCATAGTTGATTTCAATTAATTTTATTGTCCTTTCTTTTCTTATCTGCCGTTCAAATGTTTTATACCAAGATATTGATTTTCCAGGATTTTTTAATTTAATCTCTAATTGTTCTTCTTTAGTTAATTTTTTATTTCCTAAATAGTTTTGCCAAGTAATTGGGGCTACGGTTCCTATTTGTTTTGTTCCAGTCAATCCTGCCGCACCAAGCAGTGCACCTTGAACCAATGCAAGATCTGCAGCAGTTTTAGGACTATTCATAAAGACTGTGTGTTCAATTACTATTGCTTCAAATCCACCATAGTACTCAAAAAATGCTTTTGTTTTAGCACAGGCATCCATTACTTTTTCATAATTAGTATTACCTTCAAATTTTATTTTTCCAATAGTGCCAAGTTTTTTATTTTCAAATAATGCAAAAGCAAGACTGTTAGTGCTAGCATCAATGGCACATATTTTATTTGGCTCCACTATTGCACCCCACTTAGTCTTGTTCATAATCAAAAAATCCTTTTATTTCTTTTAACATCTTGTCAACACTTTTTTTACTTACATTACAATTTGAACAAAATCCAGAGTCATTGTAGATTGATAGGTCTACGTTACAACCACCATGGCATTTTCTTACTTTGCCAATTCTTTTTTGTCTACGAGTTATGTGGTAGCGTTGCACAATTTTATCTTTTGTTGCAATGTCTCTACACTCAATCCCGCAGTAAATTTGATAACTTACTTTGGGATTAAATGCTTTATCGCATCGATCACATAGTTTCACTTAATTCCTCAAGAGGTTTAATTTTTAAAACCCCTACTTCTGCCTCTGCACAGGCTTTTTGGATAGGGCAAACCTTACAGATTTTTGAGTTTGCTCTATATGTTTTTACTGGAATGTCTCTATCTGTCCAAGCCTTACGAACTTGTTTCATCCAGTCAAATGCATAGTTGGTCCAGTTACGATACTCATCATTAACTAGCACTGGTAAGGTTAATAATTCATGATTGTTTTTATTTTCATAAATTAAAACACCTTTATCTTTTTTTAATACTTTCATATACATTAGTAATTGCATAAGGTGTTTGCCTTTTGCTTTTCTATTTGCTTTTTTATATTCAAATCCATCGTTTGGCATTGTTTTAATTTCGCCAAGAATTGATTCACCCTTATAGTCAAGCATTACATCTCCATAGCCAAAGATAGGAGGATCATCTACCTTAACTGTAAACTCTAATGCTGGATGTTTTTGTTTGCCATATTTACGATCTGTTTCAAACTCCATGTTTTTATCTAAGATGTCTGCTTTAATCATTGCATCTTGAATTCGATCATGGCTTAACGTACCGCTTGTTCTATTTGCTACACCATATGGGTCAGCGTTATCATAAAATACTGCGCCATCAAAAGCAAGATACCAAAACCTTGCACACTCTCCAGCACCATAAGTAAGTGTTGATGGAGAAAAAGAATATTTTTTAGTAAATTTTGGTTTAATATCTGCTACATATCCTTGTTGAATAGCATTAACTAATCCTTCTGTATAGCCAATATCTTCATTATGTTTTGGTTCATCTGTTCTAATCATAATCTGTTTTAGTAAGTTTTTGCTCATTTTTTATCCTTTGTTTATATAAGTATAGCAGGTTATCGTATTATGTATTTGAGTGCTGACACTAAATTGTTGATTGATTCTGCTGCCGTGAAATATATGTTTTTCTTTGCTCTATCACTTTTATCTACATTAGCCATCCATGTTGCTTTAAATGACATTTTTGCTGCAATGGCTTGAAGTCTTACAATTTCAACAGTAGCAACATTAAATGGAACATCTGGTTTAATGATTAACTTAGCAATCATTGTTAAAGCAGTTGTTAACTCTTCGTCATTCATATAGTCAGCAATTTCAGTCAAACCATTGACCATATCTATGGTTGTTCCTGTTTGTTTAATTTGCTCTATCACTTTATTTATCCTCCGTTAGTTGTTCTAAAAGATCCATTTCAATTATAGCAAGTCTTACCTTTGTATTTCCTTCTCCAAGCACTACTACAATTGCTGGAGATTTATCAATTCCTGATTTTATGGAATCAGTAACAGCCTTAGCCCATACATCTTTGTTTAATGTAAAAGATTTTCCAACTTCTTTAAAGTCAACTATAAAATTTCTCCAAGTTGCATCTCCTTTTTTATTATTACGACCAGAATTTTTGTGTTGCTTAGCCCCAATTCTTTTGGACTCGCTTCTCTCACTCATTTGTAAAGTCTCTTTTCTTTCTTTTTGGTGGAATTAATCCAACTGTAGATATGTGTTTTTGAGAACACATCCAAGTTGCATCACCTGTTTCTTTCCAATACCTTAAAGAACCAACAATTTCTTGGCAAGTTTTACAAGGAAATTTGCCTGGATATACTGTAAACTCTTTAGACATTACTCAACTTATCTTTTAGTTGTTGTTGTAAATTTAAATCTTCTTTTATCCTATTAATAATTCCATCTCTTCCTTGTACTTTTGTGCCATCTTCTAACTGATACCATGCGCCAGTTCTGTTTAATAAACCAATAGATTCTGCAGTATCAACAAGATCACCAACAGCATCAATACCAATGTTGTTTCCACGGAAATAAAAATCATACTCACCAGACTGAAAACCTGGGGATGTTTTAGAAAATTGTAATTCCCATCTAATCTTTCTTCCAATTTTTTCTTCAATCAGTTTATCTCCAACTTTAATTTTACCTTTGATAGCCTGATTGTCAGACTCAGAAGAAAACAACTTTATAACACAAGATGAATAAAACTTGGTAGCCTGTCCACCAGAAGGTTGCTGGCTTGTATACATAGCGCTAATGTTGTTTCTTGATTGAGAAATAAGAACAAGAAGTGTTGGCTTTACCTTGTTATTAGCATAGTTAAGCATTTTCCAAGCATTACTAAAGTCTCTAGACTCTGCACCAATTTGTTTTGTATTCTCAAGTGCTTTCATTTCATCTGTATCTTTTTCAAAATATATAGCAGGAAGCATAGAAGTAATAGAGTCAATGACTATTAAGTCAACTCCAGCATTTATAAGCCCAACGCCAACATCTACCATGTCGCTAATAGTTCTTGCTTGAGAATAAATTAACTTTGTTGGGTCTACCCCCAGTTGTCGTGCCCAATCTTCAGAGTAAGACATCTCAGAATCAATCCATGCACAAACCTTACCTTCTGCTTGTGCTAAAGCAATCATTTGTAAACACATAGAGGACTTAGCAGATGACTTGCTTCCCCATATAAGCACCTGTCTACCGTATGGTAGTCCACCGCCTAGGGCACGGTTTAATCCAAAACTTGGTGTTGGCTGATACTCAAAACTAATACCTTCGCCAGTTCCAAGTCGTTTTCTAAGTCTTGGATCTAACTGAGATAATACATCTTCTATACTAACTGACATTTACATCCTCCATTATAACGGTTCCATCTTTGGTTTTACCAAAACTAAATTTATACGATTTACCTTCTTCAATATGCATATATGCTTTAGGAAATGCAGTAGGAAATACTGTAACAGAGTGTAAATCTCTAGCCGTATCTGCCAAAGTTAAAGAAGCCATTTTTTTCCCAGCCTTTGTAACTCTTGGTTTAAAAGAAACAACAAACATTTCTTCTTCGCTATATGGTAATTGTTTGTAACCTAAAAACTTAACAAGTGCATTTGAAGATTCTTTTATTTCATCAACAGGAATTGCAGATACAATCCTATTGTCATTAGCAAGAACCAAGTAAGTGCGACCCGTCTCAATAGTCGTTCCCTCTTCATCAAATATACCAACACTCCCAGTTTTGTCCAAAATTTCAACTCGTGACCATCCCTTTCCTCGTTTAATTGTTTTAACCATACCCATTAAAATGTATGATCCTTTTTCTTCAAATAAATCAATGTCTTGAATAAATGCATAATAGTGCGAAGGAATTGTTATGTTAAACTCTGGAAGGTTTAAATATTCATAAATATTTTCTTTAATCTCACTATCATTTCTAGGATTATCTGAAAAGGTTGCTGCACCAATAACTCTAAGAGCATTAAGCGCTCTACTGTTTACGCCATTACCTTTTGTAAAAGTAAACTCTTCAAGTTCTTTGTATGATTTAAATGGACGAGCAGCAATATATTTAGCAGCGATATTATTAGAGATAAATTTAATTCCTGTTAAACCAAACCTTATACCTTTACCTTCAATTTTAAAGTCAAGATCAGAGTCATTGATGTGTGGAAGTTTAATAGATATTCCCATACGTTTTGCTTCAATAAGATATTCTGTTCTACCGTCTTTATCCTTCTCATTTTTAAGAAGGGCAAACATAAACTCAAGTGGATAATAATACTTTAGCCACGCCGTCCAATACGAGAGCGTAGAATAAGCAACCGCATGAGATTTGTTGAACGAGTATCCCGCATGCGCCTCAAAGTCATGCCATAGATCACGAGCCTGATTGGGAGCAATATAGGCAGAAGCGCCAGCAATAAAACGTTCTTTATAAATATCGAACTCTTTTGCATCTTTCTTCTTTCCAATAATTTTACGTACCTTGTCAGCATCAGACATTGACATTCCACCTAAGTGAACACAAGCCTGCATAACCTGCTCTTGATACAGGATACACCCATATGTATCATCTGTAAATTCTTTCATAATTTGGTGGGTATAGGAAACATTTTGCTTACCATGCTTACGAGCAATATAGTCTTTACCAATGGTATTCATAGCACCTGGACGAACTAAAGCATTTGATGCTGCTAACTCATTAAAGTTCTTTACTCCCATTTTTACTAGGAGGTTTGTATATGGTGTTGCTTCACACTGGAATACACCTTTTGTATACCCGTCTGAAAGCATCTCATATACTTTTGGATCTGCCATATCAATTGATAAAAGATCAATGTCTTTGTAGTGATTTTGCTTAATCATGCTAATAGCATCTTTTACTACGCTTAAAGTTTTAAGACCTAATGCATCAATTTTAATAAGACCAATCTTTTCAGCCTCTTCCATATCAACACCAACCACAGGAATGCGATCATCGGATCCAGGAGAAGAGCGAGTTTCCAATGGCGCATACCTAAATATTGGATCCTTACTAGTAACCACACCAGCAGCATGAATGCCAGTACC